CTGAGTAATTAATGAAAACAATGTAAATTTATTTTACAAAACGAGGAGAAAAGATATGGCTTTTCAGCTATCACCTGGAGTACAGGTAACAGAAAAAGATCTTACCTCAGTAGTTCCTGCAGTAGGAACATCTATAGGTGGATATGCAGGTGATTTTGCCTGGGGTCCTTGTAATGAAGTAAGGACTATTACATCAGAAAATAATTTAGTGGCAGCATTTGGTAAACCACCTGGAACTGGTTTTGAGGGTTGGTACTCAGTAGCATCTTTTTTGGCATACACAGATAATTGTAAAGTTATCCGAGCTATTGATACAAGTGCTGCATTAAACGCAACTTCTGATGGAACAGGTATTTTAATCACTAACGAAGATGATTACGAAAACAATCATGAGGCTGGTTCAAACTCAAAGGGTATGTGGGCAGCTAAGTGGCCTGGCACAGTCGGCGGAAACATAAAGGTTTCATTTGCCGACAGCACAGGTGACGGTACTGCTACTTATGACACCTGGGCATATGTTAGTGAGTTTGATTATACACCCGGCACAACAGAATACGCTGCTGCTGATGGAGCATCTGAAGATGAATTTCACATCATCGTAATTGACGAAGATGGTTATTTTTCAGGAACTGCTGGTACTGTATTAGAAAGATTTCCAGGCGTTTCTAAGGCATCAAATGCAAAGGACTCACTTGGTAGATCTAACTACTATAAAACAGTTATCAACAATCGTTCACAGTATATTTGGTGGTTGGATCATCCATCATCAGCATCAACCTGGGGTAGTAATACACTAGGTGGAACTACTTTTGCAGCAGGTCATACTCAAGCAGAAGCAGTTGTTTCACTAGCAGGCGGTGCTAATGGCACTACAGACGCAGCAGACGTTGTGACTGCTCTTGACTTGTTAGATAACGATGAACTACATGACGTTAATTTGATTTTTAACGGAAACAATACTGGTGCAGGAAGAACTAAGGTACAAACAATTTGCGACACAAGAAAAGATTGCATTGGCTTTGTTTCACCGCCTTCAGCAGCAGTTCTTGACAACCTGGGCACTGAGGCAGATGACATTGTAACTGACGCAAATACTTTCACTAGAAGTTCTTACATGGTATACGATTCAGGTTGGAAGTATATGTATGACCGTTACTATGATCGTTATGTATATGTCCCTTGTAACGGAGACACAGCAGGCCTTTGTGCAAACACAGACTTTGTAGCAGATCCTTGGTTCTCCCCTGCAGGTTTCAACAGAGGTAAAATCAAAAATGCTATTAGATTAGCATACTCTCCTGACAAAGCAGATAGAGACACACTATACACTAAGGGTGTGAATCCAATCGTTGCAGCTCAAGGTTCAGGTATCACATTGTTTGGTGATAGAACAATGTTGGACAAGCCTAGTGCATTTGATAGAATCAATGTACGTAGACTTTTCATTGTACTTGAAAAGGCGATTGCAACAGCGGCTAAATTTCAGTTGTTTGAATTTAACGATGTTTTCACAAGATCACAGTTTAAAAACTTAGTAGAACCTTTCCTGAGAGATGTTCAAGGTCGTAGGGGTATTTACGATTTCAGAGTTGTTTGTGATGAAACAAACAACACAGATCAAGTTATTGATTCAAATGGTTTTGTTGCAGATATTTTCATCAAGCCAGCCAAGTCAATTAACTTTATCCAACTGAACTTTATCGCTACTAGAACAGGTATCTCGTTTGAAGAGCTTATAGGTTAACTGTATAAATAAAAGTAAACAGGAGAGATAAATGAATATTACAGAGTTTAAAGCTCGTTTAGGTGCAGGTGGAGCCCGTCCTAATCAGTTTAGGGTTCTACTTGGGTTTCCTAGTTATGTTCCTAATGTAGATACATCGTACAGTATATTGGTAACAGGAGCTGCAATTCCAGCATCAACAGTTAACCCAGCGATTATTCAGTACAGAGGTCGTGAGGTTAAACTAGCAGGCGAGCGTATTTTTGATCCGTGGACAGTTACTATTGTAAATGACACAGAACAACAACTACGTAGAGCGTTTGAAGCCTGGATGGAAGGTATGAACAGTAAATCTGAGAATACCGGTGCTTTAGTTCCAGCGGATTATCAAGCAGACGTTGTTATTCAACATTTGGACAGAAATGATGATGTACTGCCTGGCGGTACATATACATTAAGAAATGCTTACCCAATACAAATGAGTGAGATTGCATTACAATATGCACAAAATGATATATTGGAAGAATTTACTGTAACATTCCAATATCAACATTACGATAACGCATAATCGTAATTAGGATAATATAATATGAATATTTTTGGGTTTGAAATAACTCGAGGAAAGCCACCTAAGACTGAAAAGTCTTTCGTGGCTCCTTCTGATGAGGGCGGTATTGAGTCAATACGTGCTGGAGGTTACTACGGCACGTATTTAGACTTAGAAGGTGTCGCCAACAATGAAGCCGAGTTAATTAAAAGATATAGAGATATATCTTTGATGGCAGATGTAGACACAGCAATACAAGATATTGTTGATGATGCAATTGCCTACTTAGATAATGAAGATCCAGTTAAATTGAACATGGACAAACTAAAAGTATCTGCAAGTATTAAAAATAAGATACGAGATGAGTTTGAAAATATAATTGAAATATTGGATTTCAAAAATAGAGCACAGGATTACTTTAGGCGTTGGTATGTTGACGGCAGAATGTATTTTCACAAAGTCATTGACACTGACAAGCCTCAAGACGGTATAAAAGATATTAGATATATTGACCCACGTAAAATTACAAAGGTCAAAGAAGTAAAGAAAGAAAAGAATCAACAAGGTATTCAGTTTATTAAATCAGTAGACGAATACTTTATTTTTAATGAGAAAGGATTAACTAGAAAAGCAGGTCAGTATCAAGCCCCAACTAATGACAATGCTTTGAAAATTACAAAAGATGCTATTACATTCTGTCCATCAGGTGTAGTAGATCAAGATAAAAATGTTCCTTTGTCATACTTACATAAGGCTATTAGACCCGCTAATCAGCTAAGAATGATGGAGAATGCCGTAGTCATTTACAGGATTACGAGAGCTCCTGAACGCAGAATCTTTTACGTTGACGTTGGTAACTTACCAAGTGGACGTGCTGAACAATATCTAAAAGACATCATGGACCGTTATCGCAATAAACTAGTATATGATGCTAGTACAGGTGAGGTGCGTGATGATAAAAAGTTTATGTCTATGTTGGAGGACTTTTGGCTTCCACGTAGAGAAGGCAGTCAGGGTACAAGTATTGACACACTGCCAGCAGGACAAAATTTAGGACAAATCGAAGACGTTGAGTATTTTCAAAAGAAATTATATCAGTCTTTGAATGTTCCTGTGTCTAGATTAGAACAACAAGCCGGACTAAACTTTGGTAGATCGGCTGAAATAAATAGAGATGAATTAAAGTTTACAAAATTCATTGCCAAACTAAGAAGAAAGTTTGGAACAATGTTTGATGATTTACTTAGAACGCAATTAGTTCTTAAAAATATTATAACTGAAGAAGATTGGAAAAGTATTAAGGATGATTTGTACTATGAGTTTGCACAGGATGCTTACTATGCAGAATCTAAGAATCAAGAAATACTTAGAAGTCGAGTAGAAGTGTTGAACGGTATGTCAGCATACATAGGAACTTTATTTAGTAAGTCTTATGTACAAAAACAAGTGTTAATGCTCACTGACGAAGAAGTAGAACAAATAGATATGGAACTAAAGATGGAACAACCTTTAGAGCAAAGTGAAGAAACAGGAGAACAATGATGGATCAACAAGCAGCTATCAGAGATATGATGAATAGTATGGCACAAGGTAAAGCCAGTGAGGTTCAAGATACTTTTGACAGTCTCATGCAACAAAGAGCTAATGATGCAGTAAACGATTACAAAGTAGAATTATCAAAATCAGTTTTTAAAAATCCAGATTTAGAAGCAATGGGTTTGGCAGACGGTGAAGATCATATACTAGAAGTAGACCCTGCCGCAGAACCCGAAACTATCGAAACGGGAGAAGAAAATGAAGACGTTTAAGCAGTTTAGAGAAGGAGTAGAGGTAGATATTCAGGAAGCACCTGTTGATGGTGTAGCTAAAGGATCACTACCCGATGACCAACATATGTGTGCAACTAAAATCTTCAAAGAAGGTTGGGGTGAAGGTACTCCTATTTTTGGCGAACACTCCGTACCTGATGCAGATGGTAATGTTTCATGGTACAAAGTTATGTTTGAGCATGGCATTGAAACAGTAGAAATTGCCGAAGAAGGAGTCGAAGTATTAGAAGAAGGCTCTCACGGCAACCATAAAAAGAAAAAGTAAGGAGAACTAAATGGCGGTCACAGTAGACGTACTAAAGTTGACACAGGTCCAAGGTGTTGTGGCCGTCAGAGGCACAGCAGCCACAGGTACTATCGCTTTAGCAACAACATTAAAAAAATCGACAGAGACACAGTCTAGCCCTGTAGCTAACATCAAAGGGTTACAGTGGGCATTGTCTACTTCAGCACGTGCTTATGTTCAACGCAACTCTAAAATTCTTTACGAGTGTGTTGATTCAGGAAGCATAGACTTTTACGGTTGGGCAGACACAGATGAAAATGACCAAGATATTGAAGTGGTTATTTCAGGCGGTAATGGCGGCACAGTTATTGTAGAATGTGCTAAAGTATCTGGTTACGGTTCACAACAGCATCAGGACGCTGACGGAGACTTAGGCTAATGAAACTAATAAAAGAACTTAACGAGGATCTGCAATTTATTGTAGAAGAAAACGAGGAAACAGGTAAAAAGAACCTGTATATTGAAGGTGTTTTCCTTCAGTCTAACTTGCAGAATCGAAACGGTCGAGTATATCCCAGAGAAATTATGCAACGGGAAGTTGACCGTTATATGAAAGAACAAGTAGCAACCAAAAGAGCGTATGGTGAACTCGGTCATCCCGAAGGTCCTAGTATTAACTTGGACCGTGTTTCACATATGATTACCTCTCTTAGAGAAGATGGTAATAATTGGATAGGAAAAGCAAAAATCCTTGACACTCCTATGGGTAATATTGCTCAAAGCCTTATCAAAGAGGGAGCAGGACTAGGCGTTTCATCACGTGGTCTTGGCTCATTGAAAGAAAACAGCGAAGGCATTAACGAAGTACAAGATGACTTCATGCTTGCTACAGCAGCAGATATTGTTGCTGACCCTTCAGCCCCTGATGCTTATGTTCAGGGTATCATGGAAGGCAGAGAATGGGTATATGTTAAAGGCGTTTGGCAAGAAAGAGAAATTGAAGAAACGCAGCAGTTTATTAAGAAAGCAAGTAGTAAGGACCTCGCTGAGGCTAAAATGCAGGCTTTCCAAACATTTTTAGATAAACTATCTAAAATATAGTTTTTTTATAAATATAAAAGACACTATTTAATATATCAAACCGAAAGGAGAGAAACAATGGGTGTAGAGTCAAAAATAAGAGAGTTGATGGAGGGCGCTGCAAATCGTCCTGCTGATAAGTCTCAAGGTGACGCTTCTATGCCAGCTCAAGGAAGTTCTGATGCCAACCCTGAAATGCAGGACCTAGCAGGTGCTGACGCTACAGGTGGTTTGACTTCTGAGATCGGCAAAGCAGCGGCGGCTAAAGCCAAGAAAGACGCTACTCTTCCTGCAGGTAACGGTGCTAAAGAAGCCGTTGCTAACATGGAAAACAAAGAAGACTCTGAATCTGTCGTAAATCAGGCTAACTCAGCTGGTGTACGTGAAGAGGCAGAGGCTGATGTTGAAGATGTTGTTGCAGAAGAAGAAGTTGTAGAGTCAGAGGAAGAAATTGTTGAAGAAGAGGAAGTTGCGGTTGACGAAGTAATTTACGAAGAAGACCTCAGAGCCCTTTTTGAAGGTGATGAAAACCTCACTGAAGAATTTAAAACTAAAGCAGCTGAAATTTTTGAAGCTGTTGTTACTTCCCGTGTAGCGAGCGAAGTAGAAGCAATCGAAAACGACCTTGTTGAGCAAGCAAATGAAGCGTTTGAATCAGAGCTTGAGCAAATGGTTGAAAACATCGACAAGTATCTTTCTTATGTAACTGAACAGTGGATGGCTCAAAACGAGCTTGCCATTGAAAGTGGTCTAAGAACTGAAGTTACTGAGTCTTTCATCAAAGGACTACAGCAAGTTTTCACTGAGAACTATATTGAAGTTCCTGAAGAAAAGTATGAAGTTCTTGATGAGATGCAAAAGAAGATTGACGAACTGCAAACTAAACTGGATGAGCAGGTTCAGACTAACATGGATTTGACTACCGAATCCGTATCACTCAAGAAGCAAAACATTATAGGTGTTGTTTCAGAGGACCTAGCAGATACAGAGGCAGAGCGATTTATTACTTTGGTTGAAGATGTTGCTTACACTAGTGCAGATTCATATGAAGCAAAACTTAAAATCATTAAGGAAAACTATTTCCCTAAAGATACAGTAGAAGCTGATAGTGTTCTAGAAGATACAGTAGACGAAATTGATGAAAATACTAATTCAGTTATGTCTAAGTATGCTAGTGCAATTTCTAAATCGACTAAGTTTTAATTACCAAAAACACTTTTTTTATAAATATAATAAGTTAGAACGAAAATAACTGAAACAAGGAGACATTTAAATGTTTTTATCAGAACAAGTTGAGAAAAAGTGGGAGCCTGTTCTTAACCACGATAATCTTCCTAAGATTGAAGATTCGTACAAAAGAGCGGTAACTGCTGTAGTTCTCGAAAACCAAGAAAAAGCGTTGCGTGAAGAGCGGACTGCTCTTTTTGAAGCACCTCACGCTAACCAAACTGGAGCTTCTGTAGACAACTATGATCCTATCCTCATCAGCCTGGTAAGACGAGCTCTTCCAAACTTGATGGCATATGACGTAGCTGGTGTACAGCCTATGACTGGACCTACTGGTTTGATCTTCGCTATGAAGTCACACTACACTAGTCAAACTGGTACTGAAGCATTGTTTAACGAAGCTGATACTGATTTTTCAGGTGAAGGTACTCACGCAGGTTCTAACCCTGTTGACGGTGCTTACACTACTGGTACTGGTGTTGCTACAAGCTCAGCAGAAGATTTCGGTGACTCAGTTACTTTGAATCAAATGGCTTTCAGCATTGAGAAGACCACTGTGACTGCAAAGTCAAGAGCTCTCAAAGCAGAATACACTGTTGAATTGGCACAGGATTTGAAAGCGATTCACGGACTGGACGCAGAAGGCGAACTTTCC